TGGTCTGGCTGTTCTTGGTGGTGTTGAACAAGCACAAGCATTAGAGACAACAATCTCTGTAACAAATGCATTTGGTGTTGCAACAGAAGATCTTGCAAAAAAGATTGACTTCCTTAACGCAGTTGAAAACCAGACCGTTGTATCTATTGAAGATTTAACAATAGCAATTCCAAAGGCTGGACCAGTTGTTCAGCAACTTGGTGGAGATGTAGAAGACCTTGCATTCTTCCTAACAGCAATGAAGGAAGGTGGAATTAATGCATCAGAGGGTGCTAACGCACTTAAGTCTGGTCTTGCATCTTTAATTAACCCTTCTGAAAAAGCATCAAAGATGCTACAGGGTCTTGGTATTAATATCAAGGGTATTGTAGAGGGAAATGCTGGAGATGTTAAGTCAACAGTAATAGACTTTGCAAATGCTTTAGATACTTTAGATCCACTAAATCGTGCTCGTGCTATCGAGCAGTTGTTTGGAAAGTTCCAGTTCTCAAGACTCTCTACACTGTTTCAAAATGTTACAGCAGAAGGAACACAGGCAGCAAGAGTTCTTGGACTTACAAAAGCAACAACAGAAGAACTTGCAATTCTGTCTGAACGAGAATTATCAAAGATTGAGAATACAACAACATACAAGTTTAAGAAAGCAATTGAAGATCTAAAGGTTACGCTTGCTCCAGTTGGAGAGCAGTTCTTAAAAGCATTAACACCAATTGTGGAATTTGCTGCAAAGATACTAGATAAGTTTAATGACCTTGGAGATGGAAGCAAAAAGTTCTTAACTATTTTAACAGTTGCGCTTGGTGCAGTTGGTCCTGTTGCGCTGATGGCTTTTGGTTTGCTTGCCAATGGTGTTGCTAATATAATTAAACTTTTTGCAGCAATGAGATCAGGATTCCAAAAGGCTGGATCATCAACTCAGATACTTGGTCAGCAAACAGACTACTTGACTCAGCAACAACTTGAGGCATCTGCAGTCGCAGCATCTCTTGATCAGGTTCATCAAAAACTTAAGCAAACATTTACATCTGAAGCAACAGCAGTAAACTCCCTTGCAGCAGCCTACCAGAGAGCCATAGCAGCACAAGCAGGCTTCACTGGTCCAGCAAGGAAGGGCGGAGGTGGCAAGGGCCTAAAGAAGTACTCATCAGGAACAACTAGAGTTCCAGGAACTGGTAACCAAGATACTGTTCCAACAATGCTTACTCCTGGAGAAGCAGTTATTCCAGCACAGGCAGCACAAGATCCAGCAAATAGACCAGTAATTGCAAGAATGGTTGCTGGAGAAACTGTTCAGGGATTTAATGGGGGAACAGAAGAAGTAACAAAGAGTGGTAAGAGGAAAAAGCCAGAGACAGTTTTTGCACACGCAACAGATAAAAGAATTATTCCTGTAGACAGCATTCCAGAAGAGTTCAGAGATAAGATTGAAGGATTTAAGGGAAGAGGAATAGAGAAGGCCAATATCTATAGTGGTTTAGGGTTTGATATTCCAGAAGAGTTGCACACAAGACTTAGAGAAAACAAAGTAGATGTAAGAGAGTACGAAGCAGAAATTAGAAAGGCTCGTGCAGTCGAAACAATGACTACGAACCTAATGAAGCCACCAACAAACATGACTGCAGATGAGGCTGCAAAGGTAACAAACAGAATTAGAAAGAACCTTATTCTTTCTCTACAGGCTTTGCCAGATGGAACAAAAATAGGAGATAGAACAATCTACTCCAGAATGGGAAATCTGAAGACAGGAATTATGGGCGGTCTTGCAAGAGATCCAAAACTTGCTCCAGCAATTGAAAGAATCTTTGGACCAATGGGAGTTGGAAGCCAGGGTAAAGCAAAGGTTGAATATAACGCAAAAAGAAGTATTGAGCAAGTAATAGAAGATGTAAAAAAGACAAACACAAGCAAAGCAGTTATTTCAGCATTAGAAGATCTAAAACTAAAAGCACCAGGAATGATGCTTGATGTTAGAACAGATAGTGATGGAAAAATTGTCGCATACGAAAGACCAGAAATTAGCGGTAAGAAAAGATCTAGAGATCCAAATGATTGGAAGATTACAGACAAGAAAAACAACGGAGCACTAGTTGGAGATAGGTTTGTTTCTGGTAGATCTGGAGGAGATTCTGGAGCAGTAAAGATTGGAAACACAGCACCAAAGAGATTGCTAGAGGCAGCAAGAGGTGCATTGCAGGGTTTGACAGCACAAGATTTAGATGGCAAGACAGTCACTACCTATGGCAAGCAGATATCAAAGGGAACTGGATACAGCAATGTTGCTGCTCGTGATGCCTCTGGAGTGTTTGAAACTCTAGATGGAAAGAAGGTTTATGTTAAGCCAATGGTTGACTTAAAGTCAGCAATTGCAGAACAAAGAGCAACACAGATCGCAAGAGATGTTCATGGCCTTGACGCTCCAAGACAAGAATTAAGAATAATTAAGGACCCTTTTACTGGTAAGACAATGTATGCTCTTGAGTCTGCATTTGATTCAAGATTTGATCCAAACCAAATGGCTAAGACTTTCTCTAAAGAGCAATACTTTAAGCAACTAGTTGCAGCAAATCTTCGTGCAGATAAGGATCTTAAAAAAGGAAATCTAGGCGGAAACATCCTTGCAGATGTTGGAACTGCTGGCGTATTTGATAGAGCCTCTGGTGCAAGAGAGTATGCATCTAAACTACCATCAATGTTGGAGATGGCAGAAAAGAATTTAAGTGGTGTCAAGGGCGCTGCTGCTGGAAACTCACCATTCTGGTTTGGTAATGCTACTGCAGATATTGCAAAGAGCATGACTGCAGATCAATACCATAAGTCAATGATTGAAGAAATTGATAGAGTTCTTCCAAAGTTAAAAGAAACAATAAAGAGTTTTGGTCTAGGGCCAGAGGATCAAAAGGTTTATCAGGCAATGATAGACAGACTAGAAGAAGGCAAGAAGGTTGACTGGAGAGCCCTTCACGCAAAGCATTCTTCTATTTTAGTAAAGCCAGATGAAGTAATTGAAGATGAAAAAACTGGAAAATTAACTAAGCCAAAGACCAAACCAAAGCCTAGAGGAGTTAAGTCTTCTTCTGGAAGTCCAAAAGATACTAGAATTACAGACAAGCCTAAGAGTGGAACAAGAGTTGTTCAAGGTCCTAGAGGTAGAATGGTTGTTACTGGACACGCAGATGCTCCAGAAGCAGGTAGCGGAGTTGGTAGAACTTCTACAGCAGTAGTTGATGGAGCAAAGGGTTCTGTTGCTAAAGCAAAAACTGTAGGCGAATTAATTGGAAAAACAATATCTCAGTCAGCAGCACTTGCATCAAGAAATGCTCTATATGGCACGGGACCAATAGATGCTGACGCTAAATCTGTAAGAAGGCAAATAGAAAAAAGACAAAGAATAGAAGCAAAGACACAAGCAAAAGCAGCAGCATCTAGAAAAGCGTTATATGGCGATAGCACAATCGATGCTGTTGCAAAATCCAAGAGACGCAACGCTGAAAAGAGAAGTCGCTTAGAAGGCAGAGTTGGCATGCCAGGATCAGTAATTTCTGCTGGTGCTGCAGAGTCAGCAAGAAAGCAAACTGTTGCTGGAAGAATGAAGCAATATGCTACAACAAAATTTGGACCAAAGTATGATGCAGACGGAAATAAGATTCCAAGAAGAGTAACTAGTGGAGGTCTTGCTGGTGGAGCAATGGCTGCTTCAGGTGTAGCAATGATGGCTTCTATGATTCCTGGGCAAGTTGGAGAAATGGCAACAAAAATAATGATGCCACTTATGGGTATTTCTATGATACTTCCAATGCTTCAGAGTAAGTTCTCAGCCCTTGCAGTAGGCGTTGGTTTGGCAGTAGCAGCATATGCTTACCAGAGAATGGCATTTGACAAAGCACAAGATGCAGCACTAGAACTTGCAGATGCGATGGGATCTGGAACTACAGCAATGAAGAATCTTTCTACATTTGCAGGAAAGGTTTCTGCTGGAGAAATCATGGACAGACGAAGAAAAGATTCTTTCTCTCCATTCCAGATTAAAACAGGAAAAACAACTTTTGGTCAGTCATTTATGGCTGGCGAGCAGGGCAAAGAGATGGCAAAGAATGTTGGACAAACAGTTAAGACAAGTGGTAAGGCTGTAGCAAAAGACCAAGTTGCAAATCAAATGGCAACAGCAGTTGCTACGGGTGCTCTAAGTCCAGCACAAGCAAGAAGCATTGTTTCTAATCTTGGACAAGAGTTGGGAGATTACAGTTTTGGAATTGAAGTAAATGGAAAACTAAATCAATTGCTTGGGCCAAATGGAGAAAACATTCTCAAAGATCCAATAGGTATTAGAGTAAAAATATTAGAAGAGACTAGAACCAAGATGAATCTTTCTTCAGATGCAGCAAGAAAGGCTGGCGGATGGACTGGTAAAGATTTAGGACAGACTGCAGCAGGCATGGGTGTAGGTGCAGCAGCAGGAGCAGTTGGAGGAGCAATTGCTGGAGGATTACTAGGAGCCATTGGTGGCCCACCAGGTGCAGCAGCAGGAGCAATACTTGGAGCAAAAATAGGAGCAACTATTGGAACTGTTGCAGGAAATTTCATAGGAAGAGCAGAAAGAAACAAAAGAATAGGAACTGCATCGGGCGCAAGTGTTGCTATGCAAAAGATTGCTTTGCAGCAACAACAAGAAATGATGGACTCTGTAGAGTTAGAGTATCAGACAAAACTTGCAACTGCTCAAGCAACAGGAGATCAGGCAAAAGCAGAAGAACTGACAAACACTTTTGTTAAGGACAGAATTAGACTTCTTGAGCAAAATGGAAAACTTGTAACAGATATTCAGAATAGTTATAAAAATTCAGAAGGTGCAACAAGAAAAGCATTAATGACTGGAGCAGATAAGGCTGTTACAAAGCAATATAAGGGTACTGCTTTAGAAGATGTTGTTCCTTTGGCACAGCAGCAGATTAATGATTCTGGAGTGGCAGATGAACTTAAGTATACATTAAAAATGGAAATGGCTAGTGGTGCTATTGACCCAATGCAAATGATTGAAATATTTGAAACATTTGGTAAAGACAAGGCCTCAATTGAAAAGGTTGTTTCTATTGTAGGAAAGTTTGGAGGAAAGTTTGCAAACCAGATGATGGGAATTGTTGGTATGTTTAAAGATCCTAAGCAGGCCACAAAGTTTGTTGCTGATATATCTGTAAAGAGTTCTGCCGAAGCAGCAAAACAACTTGAACTATTCCAAAGAATTTCTCAACTAGGTGCTGCAATTCCAGACATTAGTGTTGCCCTTGACTATTACAATAATAACCCAACTGCAGCAGCAGCGCTTCAAACAACAATTGATGAAATCAATAAACAAAAGGGAAAGATCACTTTAGACATTGCAACAAACATTATTGGTGCTGAAGAGATGGCAGTCCTTAAGGCAGATCAAGAATACTTTAACTCTTTGCCACCTGAGCAGCAGAAGGTTTATCTACAGACCCTTACTACGATGGTAAACATGGAGGGTAATAACAAGAAAGCAATACAAGACTGGTTAGCAGCCAACCCTGGAAAAACTGAAGGAGACTACTACCGTGCATCTGCATTTGCTGTAACAGAGGCATCAAAGTCTGAGCCAGAAGCACCTAAGTCTGGTGTAACTGGCGGAGCATCAAAAGTAGAGTCTTCTCCGCTAGATGATCTAGTAAAGAAATTAAGAGATGTAAGAAAGAACCAGATTAAGGTTACAGAAGGTTGGAGTGCATCACGCAAGGTACTAGACAATCTGTTTGGTGGGAAAAAGACAATTGATGTCTTTAGCGGAATTGAAAATGATTTAAGAGGTCTGGGCGGAAGCGAAGATCTTATCTCGTTTATAGTTGGAATGGATCCAAAAGAATACGAGAAGAAGAAGGACTCTTTGTTTAAGTTTGATAATAAGGGAAACATCATAGCGCTAAAGAGAGATGCTAAAAATATTCAAGAGGCTCTAAACTCCATAACTATGGGTGACTGGAATAGTAGCATGGAGTCACAACTTAAGTCTATTGAAGATCAAAGCACTGCCTTTGATAGACTTTCTAAGTTAGGTGTTCCAGTAGCAGATGCTTATGAGTTAATATCTGATAAAGCAATTGCAGCATCAATTGCTAATGGCGTAAACGAAAAGTCATTAAAAACATTAATTGCTAAATATAAGGTTTTGACTGTAGCACAAGAAAGATCTGCAGCAGTTCAAAATGTTAAAACAGATACTGCTCAGTTTAAAAAAGATAGGTTACAAGAAGATAGATTAAAGAAACTACAAAGAGGAGATGGACAACCTCTAGATGAGGTAGGCGCATTTGCAGTAAACTCTGATGAGAATCTAAAAGCCCTAGATGCTTCTATTGCGTCACAGGTTAGTGCATTAAATAGATTGCGAAATAAAGGCATAAGCAAAACCTTTACAAAAGATATGAAAGCCGCTGCAATTCAAAAAGCAAGCGATGATTTGGCAGAGTCAATTGCTCAATTTGAAGAAAGATTAGGACAACTAAAAAGCACAATTGGTCTGTATGAAGACATGTTTAATGAAGTGTATAGCAAAGGAATGGATGCCTTTGATGTAAAAGAACAAGCATTACAGATAGACTTTGAAATAAGCACTGACTCATTAAATAAAGAAATTGAAAAAGCACAAAACGAAATAGCAGCAATTCAGTATAATGTTGATGACAAAGAGGCAGCACTTAAGTCTATTGAAGATCAAGAGCAAAAAATTAATGATAAGTATGATGAAAGAATTGAGGCGCTTGATGAAGTTGAAAAGGCAAACGCTGCAATCTCTGCTCAACAAAAGGGACAACTAACACTTGCAGAGGCATTAACTTCTGGAGATATTGCTGCAGCAGCAAGGGCTGCTCAGGACATGAGAGCACAAGCAGCAACAGATGCAGTCACCAAAGAGAAGGAAGCGCTAGAACAGTCTAGAGAGTTTGAACTTTCTAGAGTTACTGGGTTTGATAAAACAGACAAGAAAAGAAAAACTAGAAAGCAACTTGAAGAAGAGATAAAAACTCTTCAAGATGAAATATTTAATAAAGAAGAAGACATAATAGAGCCAAAGCAAGATTTAATTAGGTTGGCAGAAATTGATTTAAAGACCGCAATGGATAATGTAAAAGTTGCTGGAATGAATAGAGATCAATGGGAACAGATAAAAAGCCAAGTAGAGATGGCCAGAATTGGCGTAAAGGGATATGAAGAATCTCTACAAAGAGCAGTTGCTTATAGTGCAGACTTAATAAAACTCTATAAGGGAGAAAAACTTTTACCACAGTATAGTGGGGCAGTTGGAAATGCAACAGCAGAAGACTCTAGTCCTTGCGGTCCTGGATATTTCTTGAATCAAGAAGGAAGATGTATAGAGATTAATACAGGCGGATCCACAGGAGGATCTACAGGAGGCTCTACTGGCGGATCCACAGGAGGCTCCACAGGAGGATCTACAGGAGGGACTACTGGAGGTTCTAAAGAAGAAGTAACACCAAAACCATGTCCTCCAGGAACTAAGATGAATGCAGAAGGAAAGTGTGTCAGGGATACCAATATATTCCCAGACCTGCTTCCAAAAGTAACTCCAAAGCAAGTTACTCCTAGTTTTAAAGATGACGACAAGAATGGTATTCCAGACTATATTCAGGCACCGCCAACGGTTATGGCTCCCGTTCCAGGAACTGGTATACCAGGAACAGGTTCTCTTGCAAAAGCATTCCCACCACTGATGGTTCCAAAAGCCGTAATTCCAAAGCCTAAAGATTCAGATGGCAATGGAATACCTGATAACATTCAAGCACCAAAGAAGACGGTTGTTCCAGCGCCTAAAGACTTAGATAAAAATGGAATACCAGATAACATTCAGTTAAAGCCACCAAAACTAGTTCCAGGAACTGGTGTATATAACGGAAGTACTTTTATTCCGCCTAAGTATAAGGCTAAAGGTGGACTAATTCCTAAGTACTTTGCTGTGGGTGGTTTTGCAAAGGGAACAGATACTGTTCCAGCAATGTTAACACCAGGAGAATTTATTATGAGTAAATATGCTGTAGACAGTTACGGTGTAGATAATATGAGAAAGATTAACAATGGCGATTCTATTGGCGGTACAGTGTATAATAATACATATACATTAACAGTTAATGCTAAGACAGATGCAAATCCAAACGATATTGCACAGGCAGTAATGTCAACCATTAAGCGTGTTGATGATAGAAGAATTAGAGGGGTGTCGCTAAATGGCCGATGAAGAGATAGATCCTAGGGTAACCTATATCCAGGGTCGTAAAAAATATAACAGGCCTAGTGGTATGCTTTGGTCTGAAAACTCTGGCACACTTAAGAATGGTTTGTATGTACCAAATGGCTATGAGATAGGCGTAGATCCAGAAGATGTTGAGGATGAATCACTAAGAGATCAGTTTTTATTGATTACTGATGATAATAGACAGCCATTAGACTTTTCAGAAGAAAGAATTGAAAAGCGTGAAAGAATGATTAATGGTCGAATGAGATCATATCATATTGCAGATAAGTTAAAACTAAGTACAAGTTGGAATTTAATTCCATCTAGATCTCACGCAAATGTCCCTACATTTGATACTATTACTGGACGCTCTCCATATAAGTCTTATACAACTGATGGTGGAGCAGGTGGAGCAGATATGTTGGAATGGTACGACTCTCACAAAGGCTCTTTCTGGGTCTATCTTGCATATGACAGAAAAGGTATCTTTAAGGGCACCCCAGAGCCGTACGATCATTTGGGACAGTATAACCAACTCATTGAAATGTTCATTAGTGATTTCTCATACTCTGTTGAAAAACGAGGAAGTAATTTTGACTACTGGAATGTCTCAATAAGTTTGGAAGAGGTATAATGTTTGAAGACAAAGACCTGCAAACATTTTTAGAGACTTCTCCGACGGTACGCAATAAGTCAATAATAACAGCAGAATGGAATATGAATATACCAACCAATATAAAGCATATTGGAAATTACAGGTATAGACCGACAGACACTGGATCTATTTATGCATCCCTTCCTACAAGTTTTGATGTTAATGATGCTGGAAACTTTTATACAGGCGCTACAGATGCTGATGTTGTAGTTGATGGAACCTTTGACAATGACAATATACCAACAACATTTTTAACAAAAAAAGAAAAAATAAATACTTTGTATTCTTTAGAAGCATGCTTTGAGCAGTTTAGACCTAGGTCTGGAATCAACAAGGCAGTATTTTTTGATGGTGGATCGCTACATCATCCAAATCTTTTTATGGCAGATAGACCAAGATACTATATGCCAGATAAAAATGATAAGTTTAAATACTGGACTTCATACAGAAGTGAAGTGACATACAAGTATACCTATAACAATGGAACATTTGGATATGGATCCTCACAGGTATTTGTGGATAGAGATGGTAAAGAAAAGTTAGGCAAAATTGAAAGCATTTCAGAGTATGGTATTGCTTCTAAGGTAAGAGGTTCTCAGAATTCTATAGAAGATGCTTGTCCTTTTGTTGTTTACAAAGAAAAAGTTCCTGCAAACAGGGTTGTAGTTAAGATGCAAACACATGTTGGAACAGAAAACTTAGGCCCATTTTCATCACCAACAGGCGCAAAGGCAGATCCATTCTTTGGAGATTTAAACAAAAAGGTTCCTAGTAGATGGAAAATTCAATTCTTAAAGGACGGCAATTGGGAAGATGTAATGTCTTTTAATCCATCAACAACACGATCAGACGGATCAGCAATTATTAAGAGTGATGGGTATGTTGAAATTGCCTACGGCCTAATAGTTCCAGATGAGTGGAGGCTAAACTTTGTTTTTGCAGAAGTTTATACTAGCGAATCGCTGCTTCCTGAAAAATCTGTTGTTGGGTATGCATACTTGATTAAGAAAAATGAAAACGATATAGGAGTGTTTCATATTTGGAACGGTACAGACTATACAAAGTTGACACCAAAATATGGATGGTATGTGCAGGATGAAACAGTTGATAGGCTAACAAACTTTGTTGTAGATGCAACATCTCCAAATGTGTTTACAAGATCCTTGGATGGAAAAATACAGTATAGAGAGTTTGAGTATCTTTCTGGAATAAGAATTGTTGTAGATGCTATGAATGTAAAAGACTCAACATTTGATCTTATAGAGATGTCGCCAAGACTTGTAATGAATGTATCAGACAAAACACTAGACTACTCAGTAAACAAGAGTGCTTCAGACCTTGGGCTCAGTGGTTTGCCAGTCGGACAGTTAATTGCTTCTAATGGAAATATTAGAATATTTGATTATGATCAAGCATTTAATGAAAACAATAAAACAAGTATAATTGCAAAATATATAAACAGACATGTCCAGTTTAAGTTTTACGAAGTTATCGTTGATGTAAAAGGTTGGGACTACTGGGTTCCAATAAAAACATTATATTCTGAATCATTCCCAAAGCAAGATCTTATGGGCAAAACTGTGTCATTATCTTTAAGAGATATGTACTGGTACCTTGAGTCTATAACTGCTCCACAAATATTAATGACAGAGGTTTCAGTTAGTTCTGCAGTCTCTCTCTTATTAGATCATATTGGTTACTCCAACTACACTTTTAGAAGAGTTGCAAATGAAAAAGAAACCATAATCCCATACTTCTTTGTTGGTCCAGATAAAAGTGTTGCTGAAGTTCTTCAAGATTTAGCAATTTCAACTCAGACAGCAATGTTCTTTGATGAATATAACAACTTTGTAATGATGAGCAAAGACTATATAATGCCAACAGTACAGCAAAGAGAAACAACTTTTCAACTTAAAGGCACTCAAGATTTGTTTGAAAGTGGTGAAATTAAAAATAAGACCGTTAACAACTCAAAACTTGCAAACGTTATATCTGTTTCCGTGCAAGCAAACAATGTTTATAACGACGGTGTAATTAACTATACAACAAGACATATACAAAGATCTGTCGGATCCATTAGACAGGCCAGCCTTTTGGACGATGAAAGAATTTATACATATAAGCCAGTACTTCTTTGGGAAGTATCTGGAACAGAAAATACAAAATCAATTAACAATGAAGTAAACACTCAGTCGGCGTATGTGCTAAGTGCAATTCCTCTCAACTCTAATCTTTCGGCAGATGTCCCAGTTGTAAAAAATAATGTGCTAATAAATAATACATTTAGTCTTGGTGAGGCTGCATACTGGATTACAAGATATAATGGATACTTTTATTCACAAGGTGAAATAATAAAATATGATGCAGTTCAGTATAATGTTAGTGGTTTTGGAAATGTTTGGATAACTTCAACAGAAGATTATCAAAACTATTTTTCTAAACTTCCATTTAACGGAAAAATATATCCAACAGGTCTTGTAAGAATTTATGCTGAGCCAAAATATTTTGAGCAATCTGGTGTTATTAAGTTACAAAATGGTGAAGTACAAAAGCATGGTCGTGGCCAGTTTGGAACAACAGTAGTTGCACACTCTGCTGGAATATCAGACTATTGGAAATCTGACGATAACGTCAAGGGATGCTATATGTCTGCAGAATATATGTTTGAAAAAAAGACACCTATCCCAGCAACAACTATTGCTGCTGCTGGCAAAACAACAGACACGAACGTTTCATCAGATGCATTGGCTAGAACCTCTTCTAGAACTGGATTAATAAAAAACTTTATGTCAACAGTTATGAGCGGAGAAATAACAACCTCAACACAGCCAAGACCAGGATCCTTACAGTCTTCTGCCTTATCAATTACTGGACCAAACTTCACAACAAAAGAAAAGCCTAGAAATTTTATTTCATATGTTCATAAGTCTTTGCCAGATAGCAAGTATAAGCATTTTGGGACAAGGGTAAGAATAATTGGAAAAATAGAAAGTAGTAAAGACTCAGGTCAAACAGCCAATGGCTCCTCTAACTTGTATGTTGTTAATGGATCAACACCAGATAAGAATATCAATGTGTCTGGTGGAACTGCTGGAATATCTGTTTTGTTAAACACTTCAACAAATGTTGGATATTATTTTGAAATTGCTGCACTTGGTCTAGAAAGTTTGTCAGAAAAAGACAGACAAAGTGTTAGCAATGTATTTTTTTATAAGATCAAGTCTGACAATGGAAAGGCTATCCCAATTCCTTTGTATGATGGACTTGCTAAAATCACTGTAGATGATGGAAAATTCACTGGACAATCAAGAATGTTTGCTGAAGAAAATCCAACGGTATACGATCTAGCAGTAGAATATGAAGACATAGGAAAGACAAGAAGATTTTATCTATACATAAATGGTAAAATGATAAAGACAGTTGACGATTTAGATCCAACACCAGCATACTCAAACATAGCCCTATTTACAAGAGGTTCTTCACGAGCAATGTTTGAAAATGTTTATGCCCTATCTAACAACTATTCTCAAAACACAGTATTCTCTTTGGATGTTCCAGTCAACTCAGTTTTTGGAGACTCTGAAATAAATGCAAATGAGTCATTTAGAAAGTATGCCATGAGCGGATTAGTTCAGAATACATATTTGTCTGGAATAAGTGCTGCAGAATCACCAAGGTATAGTATGTATTTTGAAGAATTTGGAAGCATTATGAGAGAGGCAGCAGTTTTTAATTTTAAATATGATAAAGCATATCCAGCGTTGACTGCAAAAATTTCTCCCACCTTTAATAAAATAAAAGGTTACGTTGTTTCTGGTTTTAGAGCAGGATCCTATGGCGCTGAGTTTTTAATATTTAATGCAACAGATTCAGCACTTAGCCTAGACGAAACAACTGGCAACTACCTGAGAATACAAGGTATTACCTTTACACAGCAATCCGCTAACACATTAACAGTTGACGAATACTTTAACAAAAACAGTTCTTTGTCAAACCCACAATTTGTGGCAGACAAACTTATATCAAACCCATACAAGTTTAAACAAGACTATCAAGATATCAAATTAAGCAGAATGACATATGGCAAAAAAGATTTTGCTATAGATACACCATATATTCAATCACAGGACGAAGCAGCAAGCCTAATGAAATGGATGGTTGAAAAAACAACAAAGCCAAGAAAATCTATAGGAGTTAAGATATTTTCAATACCTACAATTCAACTTGGCGACATCGTTACTTTAGACTATAAAGAAAACGGAGTAAGTATGGCATCAGATCCATCAAGCAGGTTTGTTGTATACAATATTGATTTTTCTAGAGGACCAGATGGCCCAGATATGACATTATTTTTAAGCGAGGTATTGTAGTGAATTATGAAATAGAAGGCGGAGGCGGAACTCCAGAGGCTACAGCACCACTACCAAAAGCAATGGTAGCAAAGGCTGACGACTCTGTAAAAATTGCAACTCCAGATCTAATAATTTTTGATGAAGAGGCAATGTCTATCGAGACAATGACAGATCTTATTTTTGAAGATATTGGTGGGTATGAACTTGCTACCATATCAAGGCATGATTTAGTAAATGGTCAAAAGGTAATATACTCTCCAATTAAAAATCTAACAGACTTATATTTACAGTATAATCCAAACAACGTCCTAAGACTGCAGTCATCTGATTCATATTTTAAATCTTTGTCTCTATCAATTTTTGATCACTTGCCAACCTGCGGAACTGGATACGATATATATCCACCAGTTAGTAACCCAAACGAACAAGACAAGACAAAATGGACAAAAGTCCCAAATTGCAAGGCTGTATACATAGACCCAATCTCTGGTGACTTGGTTATTAATTTAATTAATGTTAAAGAAAATGAACAGGTAGAGGTACAGGTTTTAACAAGTGGGGATATTTTTAGTGATACAATATATGATGGGAGTAATTAATGATAACTAATATAGGTAAAAATCTTTTAGCCAAGTATCTTGTAGGGCAGACCCAATCATATGCCTCACACATTGCTGTGGGCTGTGGGCCTACTCCAGTGGCTTCTGATGGGGGATTTTTTAACGACTATTCATCAAAAAAGTCATTAGATTTTGAAATGTTTCGTGTCCCAATCATTTCTAGAGGCTTTGTAAATGAAGACGGTATAGATAAGGTAGTGCTAACAGCAGAACTGCCAACAGAAGAAAGATACGAGATTACAGAGGTAGGAGTCTTCTCTGCAGCATCAAATCCAGTTGCTGGCTCTTTTGATAGCAAAACTATATATTCTTTTGCAGAAACTGATAACTGGCTATATCAGCCGTTTGGATCTGCAGCAATTGAAATCCTTCCTGTATATGAGCCACTAGATGGCGAGTCTGGTAATGGAGTTATAAACCAAACTTTAAATGTTTTTCAAACAAATGCAGATAACAGACTCTTTACTCAGTCTGACAGAGTATCAAGAAATGAAAGATGTAGATTTTTAAATAACATAATTGCTATAGTTGGAAACGATTCTACACTTACGCTTAATTCTTCAGGAAAGATCCAAGTAGGCAGTGGCTCTAAGTTTATTCGTCTTAATGAAACAACTGTAGATTTTACAAAGAACAGCCCACTAGATGAGTTGAGACTAGCATTTTCTGTTGTAAATAAAGTTGCAAATTCAAATACAGTTCCTGATAATGTTAAAATTTTATTAGAGTTTTCTTATACAGGCGCTAATTCTGTTCAAGAGTATGCAAGGTTTGAAGTAGATATAGATCACCAGGGATACGTTGCAGGAACTGCAGTAGACAAAAGAGACCTTGCAACAAATAGATATATAGTTGCCACTAAAGCACTTAAGGATTTAAATAAAACAGACAACTTTGACTGGCGAGAGGTTAATGTTGCAAAAATTTATTCCTGCGTAACTGAGGCTGGCTCACCATCTGATTTATTTTATGTGTGCTTAGATGGTTTGAGATTGGAAAATATTACGTCAACAAACTCTCTGTACGGACTTACTGGGTACTCAGTAATCAAAAGTGTAGGATCAAAGCCAATCATAAAGTCAGCAAACACAACTAACTATATTGAGTTTAGATTTGCTTTGGATGTGTAGCAATGGTCGATAAAGGAATTAAGAATATTGTTATTAAAAAGGATTTACTTGGGAAGGTAACATCTTCAAACTCAAGAGTAGTCAGATTTAGACTTATATCAGAAGATAAAAATAGAAAGTCTGCATACTCTAAGATATTCATTACTGGATCAGAAATTTTGTTCCCTGGCCCAGGAGATGTAAACTTTATTGGTAATACTGTTATTGTAAACTGGTCAATTGGTCAGGCCTCAACTCAGATGGTGTACGACATTTTTGCAGGGTTTGATGGAGCAACACCAGTCTATGTAGGCTCAACATCATCACAAAATTATTCTTTTTTAAAAAACGGTACACAATCTGTTAGCGTTGTAGTCCAAGCCTCTTCATTAAACCCAAAATTAACAGATGCCCTGAAGGTATATGTTTCTGGAATAGTTAGTCTGGTATAATTGTAGTATGCCTATTATTCCTATCCCTGAGCGTGGCCAGCCACTAGATACAACATATATATATAAAATTGTTCAGTCTATTAATGAGTTGTATAGCCAGGTTGATGTATCCAAAAAAGGATACCTTAAGGTCACAACAAATAAAAATGGCCCACAAACCGTAAAGGCATCAGAGTCTCTTATAATTGGAGGTTTTGAGCAGGTGTCTACAACATCTTTGCAGACAGCAGGAAGTTCATTGCCTTGGAGTTATAGTTTCCCACAAGAGTTTGCATTTGAGCCAATTGTTACTGCAACAGCATACAACAAAGGAAATAGCGATGCTGGCAAAGATGTTACAGTAACTATTAATAGCATAACACCATCCAAAGTTGAAGGAACAGTAAAGTTTAATCTTGGAGGAGAAACCACGATGGGTATCAACATTATAGCAGTTGGATTACCAAACCAGTGATTAAGTGTATAAAATGCAATGGCAGAATGTTTGTAGATCGACAATATACAGAGATAAATAATCTGGAATTATATTGCATTCTTTGCGGATCAAGAAAATTTTTTCATCCACCTAGTAATTCTCAGGAGGGCCAATGGTTACTAAAAAAGGAACAATTGAGAGCGAAAAATACAATGAGTCGCCTGTAATACCAGGCAACAAAAAGGTTTGGTTTCTTAACGGGGACCTAGTTAGAATTCACCACTATAATCATTCTAACGGAATTATGTCTGTCTATAATATAAATAAAGATCAAATTGAAAGTTGTTTGATTAGTGAGTTTAAAAATAAAAGAGAACGAGCATACACTGTAGGTCAGACTGCTGAATTAGTTAATCGTCACAAAAAATATATGCCATCTTTAATGAGACGAGGAGTTATACCATTTCCTACTGGATCTCAGAAGGGTGGAGCAAGAGGCTTTCAGGTAAGATCATATTATTCAGAATCGCAAGTAAGAGAGATTCGTGATATACTTGCTACACATCATATTGGCAGACCAAGAAAAGATAAATTAATTACAAATGATATTACGCCTAGTAAACAAGAGTTGACACGCAGAATGGGTGATGGTATACTTACATATAGGAAAACTGAAGATGGGCGGTTTGTTCCAATTTGGAACGAATCTATTTAACGAAGGGTATAAAATGGAAAACGAATCAACAAAGGTATCTGTTACACTAGGATACACACTCAACCTAGGAAACTTTCAGTCACTAAGACTTGATCTTGGTATTGTAGACTCAAAGCGTGATGGAGAAAATACTGATCAGGCTTTTGAGCGTGTTTATAAGTTTGTTGAAGACAAACTAACCGCAAAGATTTTAGAAGCCCAATCGGAGGCTGCTGAAGGATAATGGCAGAACGCAAAGACCGTATGGCTTTGCTTTCAAGATACAGCAAGTATCATACCGCAAGGTACGAATCAAAGCCATCCCTTAACCTAAATGTAGAGCAGTGGGCATCAGATGCCCTTGTAGAGTCATATACATTGCCAGGGTGCTACGATATACTTGAGTATTATTTTTCAGTTGCAGAGAATCCGTCTTGGAACTACTTTGCATACAACGCAGAAAAAATATTGCAGGCAAGAAAAGATAAAGTTAAAGATGATGAAGAGAGAGCAGAGCGCAGAAGAATGGCAAAGGAGTGGTTAAGTGAATAATACAGAGGCAAAACTACTTACGGCTGTCTTAAATGATAAGCAAATCCATGTGCTTCTTCAAGCCAATGTTGACAACCTTCTAAGAACGCATGGAGACATTTGGAACTTTGTCAGACTTTACTTTGAAAACAACTCAACACTTCCTCCAGCAGAATTAGTTACTGAAAAGTTTAGAGACTTTGAGCCAGTAGCAGGAGTTGGAGCAACTAAGCACCACCTTGAAGAACTTCAGGGAGAATATCTTACAGATAGTCTAAAGGATATTATTAGATCTGCAGCAAGCGAGATTCAGAACAATAATGGAACTGGTGCGCTAAACGAACTCATTACAAAAACTTCAGAGTTAAAGAAGAACACTGCAGCAATTCGTGATATTGATGTTACAGATCTAGAGTCCGCCATTGCCTACTTTGAAAATGTAAAAAAGCAACAAGCACTTGGTTTGTCAGGAATTAAGACAGGCCTTCCAGGATTTGACAACTACCTTCCATCTGGAATTATGCCAGGACAACTTGGTGTATTCCTTGCCTATCCAGGAATTGGTAAGTCATGGCTGGCATTGTACTTTGCAGTGCAGGCATGGAAGCAAGGTAAGTCTCCAATGGTAATATCTCTAGAAATGTCTGAGACTGAAGTCCGCAATCGTGTGTTTACCATCATGGGCGAAGGCCGTTGGTCCCACCGCAAGATTAGTAATGGTGAGATTGAAATTGATATGCTAAAGGATTGGCATGCAAAGAATCTTGCAGGCAAGCCAGAGTTTCATATCATATCAAACGATCAAGGTGGAGAGATCAACCCATCAGTTCTTCGTGGAAAGATTGATCAATATAAGCCAGACTTTGTAATCGTTGACTACCTGCAGTTAATGGCTCCTAACCAGAAGTCAGATAATGAAACGGTACGAATGAAGAACCTTTCAAGAGAACTTAAACTAATGGCTATTGGCGAAGAGGTTCCTATCATTGCTATCTCATCTGCTACTCCAGACGATGTTAATGATCTGTCTACAGTCCCTACACTTGGTCAAACAGCATGGTCAAGGCAGATTGCTTACGATGCTGACTGGGTGCTTGCACTAGGTCGTGGTACGAACAGCGATATTATTGAGTGTGCCTTTAGAAAGAACCGTAATGGGTTTATGGGAGACTTTTTGGTACAGTGTGACTTTGATAAGGGATACTACAGGTACAAAGACTTTGAAGATAAGTAGTTATAATATGGTATGTCAGAAATTAAGAAGAACTTGTCACCAACCTTCTACCATCACAAGCCTATTAAAAGGTTTTATCTTGATGGCATAATTTATGACGACTCAATGATTGGAAGACTTAAAGAAGAGTATATAAGATTATTGACAACAGAGATGAAACTTAGTGGGTATGTGCCAAGAATTGATCTTGACCCAGATTTCACTATAAGGTATAATGAGATAAAGAACTTTTTTGAATTTGAACTATCGGTACAGGCAGTCTACGCAGGGAAAAGGAAGAGCACATGGATAGCAGGAATAGACGGAACCAATCCAATCTTTATTCCGCAGAACAAGTCAAGCGAGTCCTTACAGGATCGGGTATAACGGTAGAGTCTGAACTTGATGCAGACTTTATGATCTTTTGTCCATTTCACAATAATCACAGAACCCCAGCAGGAGAAGTACAAAAAGATAGCGGAATGTTCTTTTGCTTTTCTTGTCAAAAATCTGCAGACCTTATAGAGTTAGTGATGCATACATCTGGAAGAACATATTTTGAGTCTGCTAGATTTATTAAGAGCAAAGAAAAAGTAACTAATCTTGCTGTAGAAATAGACAAGGCATTAGTTAAAGAAGAGCAATACAAAACTTTTGATGAGTTAATTATTAAAAGGCTTCATAACAATCTAATTGCTTCAGAAAGAGCAAAGAATTATTTTACATATAGAAAAATTCAGAAGCCTTCTTGCATAAAGTTTTCTTTGGGCTACTCAGAAAAGCAAGATATGGTTACTGTTCCAGTTCACAGTCCAGATGGAATACCTTTAGGATTTGTTGGTAGATCTATTGAAGGAAAAGATTTTAAGAATACACCAGGTCTGCCAAAGAGTAAAACTCTTTTTAACTTGCATAGAGTCAAAAAATCTGATAGAGTATATGTAGTGGAATCATCGTTTGATGCAATCAGGCTTGATCAGGTTGGACTTCCAGCAGTAGCAACACTTGGTGCAAATGTATCAAGCACACAAATAGAATTGCTTCAGAAGTATTTCAATAACATTATTGTTATTGCTGATAATGATGAAGCGGGAGGAAACATGAAAGACAGAATCGTTGAGAAACTATCTAGTCGTGTTTCCGTTATTAAACTAAACACACAGTATAAGGATATTGGGGATATGCCAGACGAAGAACTTAGCAATTTAGAGTTCCAGTTTGACAAATCAATATCAATTATGCTAAACTAATATAACAAACAAAGGAGAAATATATGAGCGTAGTAAAGGGACTCAAGAACATTAATGCCCTGCTCGACAAGCCAAAGTATGAAAACGATGGGCCAAAGGTAAAGTGGCTAAAACTTGCAGACGGTCAATCAGTAAAGATTCGTTTCATCGAAGAACTAGATGAAGACTCTGCAAATTATAATGAAAAGCGTGGACTAGCACTTGTTGTTAAGGAACACGTAAATCCAAAGGACTACAAGCGCAAGGCTGTAGATACAATGGAATCAGAAGGTCGTGACTGGGCAGAAGAAATGCACCGCAAGGATCCAAAGGCAGGATGGCGTGGCCGTCTTCGCTTCTACTGCAACGTACTAGTTGACGATGGAATCGAAGCACCATATGTTGCAATCTGGTCAATGGGTATCAGCAAGCAGTCATCATTCAATACAATTCGTGAGTATGCACTAGAAACAGGTAGCATCTCAAACGTACTATGGAAGTTAAAGCGTAATGGTCAGGGAACTGAAACAAATTACACACTTATTCCATCAGCACCAGACAAGGAACCATTTGATTGGAAGGACATTGAGCCTTATCCTCTTGAGTCAGCACTTAAGAAGATTCCTTATGCCGAGCAAGAAGCATACTATTTGGGCTTTGATGGCCCATCTGTAACTTCATCTACCAACGCAGATTGGTAATATGAACTACGTCGGCTTACATGTCCACACCCATTTTAGTTTATTTGATGGGATTGCTACTCCAGAAGAATACGTTGACCGTGCAGTTGAGTTAGGGATGCCAGCAATTGCCATCACTGACCACGGTACTTTATCTGGGCATAGGGAACTGCACCGTATTGCAAAAGCAAAGGGCATTAAGCCAATTCTTGGGCTAGAGGGATACATGTGTGCAGACATATCTGATACACGAGATAAGTCTGAAAGAGAAGGTCAACAGGATCTTGTCTATAATCACATTATCCTTCTAGCCAAGAATCAAATTGGTTTAGAAAATCTAAATAAGATTAGTGAACTATCTTGGACAGACGGTTTCTTTAAGAAGCCACGATTTGATTTCAGTATTCTTGAAAAGTATAAAGAAGGAATTATTGTTTCGTCTGCTTGTCCAAGTAGCGTTTTAGTTAAAGCACTTGAAGAAGAAGAGTTTGCACTTGCCAAGAAGTATTTGTCTTGGTTTAAAGAGCGCTTTGGTGATGACTATTATGTTGAGGTTATGCCTCATAACGAAGCACATATTAATAAGTATCTTATAGAACTTGCTGACGAGTTCGACATTAAGGTTATTGTAACTCCAGACTGCCACCATGTTGATGCATCTCAAAAAGAAGTTCAAGAGTTTAAGTTGCTTATGAATACACATGGCAAGTTTGTAAAAGATGCGACATACGAAAAGTCAAAGAAAAAAGGCAACATGATGGAACGCCTTGACTATCTTTATGGCGAAGACCGTCAGATAACATTTAATAAGTTTGATATCCACCTGCTCTCATACGAAGAGATTAAAGCAGCCATGGAAGCGCAGGGTATTGATCGACCAGACATCTACTCAAACACACTGCTATTAGCAGAGACAGTAGGAGACTATGGAATTCAAGAAGGCTTAAACCTACTACCAGTACAGTACAAGAGTCCTGATAAGGAACTTGCTAAGGTTGCATTAGAGGGTTTGGCAGAGCGAGGTTTATCAGAGAACAAAGAGTATCTTGATAGACTTGAAGAAGAATTGCAGATTATTAAAGATAAGAAGTTTGCTCCATACTTCCTTGTTGTGAGTAACATGATCAACTGGGCTAAGAAAGAAGAGATCATGGTTGGTCCAGGCCGTGGTTCATCTGCTGGTTCTCTTGTTTGTTATGCACTAAAGATTACAGACATTGATCCTATTGAGCACAACCTTTTGTTCTTCCGCTTTATTAATCCAGAACGTAATGACTTTCCAGATATTGATACAGATATTCAGGATACTCGTCGTGAAGAAGTTAAAGACTATCTTGTTAGGCAGTATCGACATGTTGCATCCATTGCCACCTTCCTTGAGTTTACAGGTAAGGGAATTGTTAGAGATGTTGCACGAGTATTAAATATTCCTCTTTCAGATGTTAATAAGGTTTTAAAAACTGTAGATACATGGGATGACTTCTGTACATCTAAGTCAACATATGAGTTTCGTGAAAAGTATCCAGAGGTAGAGATTTATGGAGAACAACTTCGTGGTCGTATTCGTGGTACAGGAATTCACGCAGCAGGTGTTGTAACTGCAAAAGAACCAATATTTAGATATGCGCCACTTGAAACAAGATCATCTACTGGCTCTGATGAAAGAATTCCTGTTGTAGGTGTTGACATGGAAGAGGCTGAAAGAATTGGACTAATCAAGATTGATGCTTTGGGCCTTAAGACTCTTTCTGTTCTTAAGAATACAATTGATATAATTAAAGAGCGAGACGGCAAGAAGATTGACCTTCTTAAGATTAAGATGGACGATGCAAATGTTTATCAGATGCTATCTGATGGATATACAAAGGGTGTATTCCAGTGTGAAGCAGCACCATATACAAACCTTCTTGTTAAGATGGGTGTCAAGAACCTAAATGAACTTGCAGCCTCTAACGCTCTTGTTCGGCCAGGTGCAATGAACACTATCGGAAAGGACTATGTTGATCGCAAGCATGGTCGTCAAAATATTTCTTATACACACCAAGTATTAAAACAATTTACGGAGGACACTTATGGCTGTATTCTTTACCAGGAACAAGTTATGCAAGCATGCGTACACCTTGGCGGTATGTCCATGTCGGAAGCAGATAAAGTTAGAAAGATCATTGGAAAGAAAAAGGATGCTAAAGAATTTGATCAGTTTAAAGAAAAATTCGTAGAGGGAGCATCTAAATTCATTACTCCTCATGCTGCTTTAGATCTATGGCATGATTTTGAGGCTCACGCAGGGTACTCATTTAACAAGTCACACGCAGTAGCATACTCAACGCTATCCTATTGGACAGCATGGTTAAAGTATTATTACCCACTTGAGTTTATGTACTCAGTGCTAAAGAATGAAAAGGACAAGGATGCAAGAACTGAATATCTTATTGAAGCAAAGAGAATGGGTATTAGCGTTAAGTTACCTCACATTAACGATTCGGATATCGATTTTAAAATTGAGGGTAAGGGTATTCGGTTTGGGCTCACTGCTATCAAGTTCATATCTGACAAGATTGCAGAAAGATATATTGCAGCACGACCATTTAGTTCTTACAAAGAACTTGAAGAGTTTACATTTACCAAGGGTAACGGAGTAAACAGTCGTGCCCTACAAGCACTAAGAGTAATTGGTGCTGCAACATTCAATGATAATCCTAGAAATGATCAGGATATTAAAGAGAACTTATATGAATACTTAAACCTTCCA